CGGAAAAGCCGCTTTCAATTGTTCCGGGGTGATCAAAACCTGTTCGTCAGTGATATGTACGTTGTTCAGCGCGTCTTTTTGCATGATGGCGATCCTGTATGACTCGTTTTGCGATAGGGATTCCTCCGCAGAGGATGGTGTAACCATACCATATGCGGTAAAGATTTCAATCCACAAAACGTACCATTTTATTTACATAGCCAATTTATTGCGCTTTATTACGGCACTGCGTGTAATTATAAATTTACACACAGTGCCTTTTGATTATGTTTGTGCGCTGGCTGAACGCTGCACGACACGTTTCCAGCGCAGGGCATCAATCAGTATAAACATCAGCAAACTGCCGCCCATCACCGGCAACATGAGCCCCAGCAGCAGCGCGATGACTAGTGTGCTAAAACGCCCTGCGCGGCTCAAACTTAGCCAGCAGGAAAGCAAGGTTGCCGCGGGATTAACCGCAGCACCTGTCGGTCGGCGAATCCACCACAATCGGTAGCCAACCACGATCATCACGCACAGCGCAGCACCAAAAAGGATCAGTAATAACTGGTTTGCAAGGCCGAACAACACCCCCATATGAAAATCGACGCCCCAGCGCGTCAGTTTCGCCATCAGCGGGAAGTCGGCAAACCGAGTGTGATCAACCACCGCCAGAGTGCTGCCATTTATCGCTACCGCATCGACCTGCGTTGGCCAGCTGCGATCGATTTCTGTCACCGTCCACGCTTTATCCATACTGCGCGGCGGACGGATTTCCAGTTTGCTGGCAGCAATTCCGGCCCGCCGGGCAACCTGCAACACATCATCAAATTGTGCCAGGTTCAGCGCCATTTCCGGCATATGCATACCCGTAGGATGCAGATGATGTTCCGCATGGGGATCGGTCGCCATCGTTGCGCCATCAAGCTGCGTGTTAACCTGCGGCGTCATCCAGCCAAAAGCCGCACGCAGGCTATCGACATTGCCGCCCGCCCACTGCGACCACGTCAGGCCGGTGGCAGAAAACAGCAGCATACCGGCCAGCAGACTCCAGCCAAGCACCACATGCAGGCGGCGATGATTTTGCACTGCGTTATTTATCCGCCGTTTCGGGCGTGTGAAAAACCACAGTGCAATCCCCCCTAAGGCAGCCACCCACATCCATGAAGCGGCAAGCTCGCTGTAGAGGCGGCCCGCATCGCCCAGCAGCAGTGAGCGGTGAAAATAGTCGATCCACTGGCGCAGCGGCAAAATACCACTGGTACCGTACACCGTCATATCACCCTTCACCTGTAACGTCACCGGATCGATAAAGATGGCACGGTTTTCCGACACGCCAAGTTGCGGATCGGCAAACATCACACGCGTAGTGGCGTTGTCGGCAAGGCCAGGCCGCACAGCATGCAGACGCAGATAGCCACCGGTCACCTGTTCAGCAACAGCAATCTGCTTAGCAAGCGGCTGGCGCGTACCGGAGGACACACCGTACAGCGCATCGCTGTAGAGGACATTTTCCAGTTGTGGCGTCGCCACGTATAGCGTGCCGCTCAGGGCCGCGATAAAGATAAAAGGCCCGACAAACAAGCCAATATAAAAGTGCAGGCGTCGCAGCAAATTCAGCCACGCCGCACGCGGGGTGCAGGAAGTCATACTTTTCCTCAGGAATAGTCAAAGTGTGCCGTTATGCAGAGACGAACGGCCTTTTATAAATGTCAGGGAAAGCAGAAAAGCGGCGGCGCGCGGGTGTCAGGACAAAGCCAGGGGAAGAAATGCCACAGTCTGACCGGCAGGCGAGCGGGTATCCGGCGCATGCGCAATGCGCGCCCCATCAACAACAGCATAACCAGCAGGATCAGGCCAGGCACATGTGACAGCAAGACGCAATAACCACAGGCTTCAGAGTGATCAACAGGCAGTGAAGTTTGCGAGTGCGTTTCCGGCTGAGATGACATCTCATGATGCATCGGCATGCTCATCTGGTGATGCATACCCGGCATGGCACTCATTGGATCTTGTTGCAGGAAGACGGAAATCAGCGGGGCGACGACGATCAGCAGGATCGCAAACAGCGCCAAACATGTGGCTGAGCGTTTTGCTGCCCATTGATGAAAAACGTTCTTCACCGCATCTCCTCCCGATCGAGGCCGCATTGTAAATTAATCATCACCAATAGGTTAAATTATTTCGAAAAAGAAAAGGTGGGCGCAGCAAAAAAGTTAGTTAAACCGCTTTTGCCACCACTTGCAGCATTCAACGATTTACCCTTCTTTATCAGGGTATAAAATCCTTTTTCCTGCAGGGAATTGCAGCGTTATGCAACATCCGCCGCCATTTTGCCGCCATGAAGTTGCGACAGCGGGTTGAGCATCACCGCCTCTTCAAGATGATCGGGCGCAAAGTGGGCGTAGCGCATGGTTTCACGGATATTGGCATGGCCAAGAATACGTTGCAGCACGAGAATATTACCGCCATTGGTCATGAAGTGCGCGGCAAAAGTGTGGCGCAAAACATGGGTTTTCTGCCCTTCAGCCAACGCGATATCGGTGGTAGACAGCATTTTGCTGAATTCCCCATAGCACGGCTGGAACATCTGCCCTTGCAGCGGTGATAGCTCGTCAAAAAGCCACGGCGGGATCGGCACCGTCCGGTTACGCCCACCTTTGGTTTTGATAAAGGTGATTTTATTCGCCGCAAGCTGCGCGCGATTGAGGTTTTCCGCCTCGCGCCAGCGCGCACCGGTCGCCAGGCAAATTTTCACCACCCGGGTTAAATCAGCATGACCGTAGCGTTCACAGGCCGCCAGCAGGGTGATAATTTGCGGCTGCGTCAGCCACGTCATTTCCCGCTCTTTTTCGCGAAAAATGCGCACGTTTTCAATCGGGTTCGGCAGCGACCATTCACCCAGCCGCCGCAATTCGTTAAACACCGCGCTCAAATATTGCTGCTCGCGGTTGACCGTTATCGGTTTCACCTTCCACTTTGCTTTGTCCGGCGTGTAACCGTTGTCGATTTCGCCGCTCAGACGCTGATCGCGATAGTGCGCCCACGCTTTGGCGGTCAGCCGCGAGGCGACTGGATCGCCCAGCCCACGACAGACAATCTCCAGCTTCGCCATCCGCGACTTGCTCGCCGCCAGCGACTGGCCATGCAGCTTAAACCACAGCGCAACCAGCTCGCTTAAGCGCCGGCGATCCTCTTTTTCGCCCAGCCACGGCTTCTCCTGCGCCTCCTGTTTCGTCCAGGATTCAAACGCTTCGGCCTCGCCTTTAGTATTAAACTGCCGACGAATGCGCCGCCCTTCCCGTCCCTGAGGGTACAGTTCGCACAGCCACTTGCCGTTTTTCTGTTTGCTAACCGTCATTGCCGCTTACACATGTTTTTCCAGCGTAAAGACCACCACGCCGAACGGCGCAATCTCTGTCACACCACACTCGAAATCGACCGCGTTATTCGTCAGGCGTACTTTGCCGCCCGGCAGACGCACCACATCAAACACATCCAGCGCATCGTCGATACTGATAAACCAGCGCCCGTTGCCAATTTTCTGCGCCAAGGTATCCACCAACCAGGCCGCATTTAGCCCCTCGATAAAATTCAGCCCTTCCGCCGATGAAGGCACAAGGCTGCGATCCAGCGCCCAGTTCCCCGCCTCTTTCAGCTCGCCGGATTCCAGACGGAATTTCGGGATGCTCAGTACGGCATCACTTGACGCCGCCGGTGCCGGAGCTGGGTACATTTCGCCTTTCCCGGTCGCCAGCCAGTTCAACGAGACACCAGTATCCAGCGCACAGGTCACCACCACGTCGCCGGGGAAAAATTCACGCCGCACCCAGGTGCTGATGGTACCGGAGGAGATATCGAGCAGGTCGCCGAGATCTTTTTGCATCTGGAAACCATACGCATCGAGGATGCGACGCAGCACCGGACGCCCGCCGGTCGATAAAATCTCATCGTACAGCGCCTTACCTTTCGGCTGCGGCTTATCCGCTAATTTTGCATTTGCAAACTCACCGCTTACCAGCCAGTGCAAATCTGCGCCAGTATCCAGCGCGCATTTGACCACCGCCTTATAGGGCACGCTGTCGCGCTGGATCCAGCTACTGATATTATTCGCCGGGACGTCCAGCGCTTCGGCGAGCGCCTTCTGGCTGGAGACAGAATAGGACGCAGCAATACGCTCGATCACATCCTGAACACTCATTTTGTTATCACTCATGTTCACCAACACCAAAAAAGCGATTTACACAATCGCATTTGCGATTTATATTGCTATGCATCGACCAAAATGCACAGCAGTGCAGTACATTTCAAACAACAGGAGATAATGCGATATGTCAGATGCAAAATCAACGCCGTCGCATCCGTTATCTGGCTCTCAAATGCAATCCAGGAATTTCACCCATGGGCAGATGGATGAGCTGGTATCCGCCCTTCTCCCGACGTTGCAAACCCTGATCCGCTCGGCAATGTCCGATGCCATGACGGTGCGGGATTTTGCCGCCATGCGCGGTATCAGCGAGCGTCTGGTCTGGCAATGGCTCGACGAAGGCATCCTGCTGAAAGCCCCGACCCGCGACTATTCGAGCGCGGAAAATGCCAGTAAACGCAGCCGCACACTGATCAACGTGCAGGCCTGGCGCGACAAATTAACCCAGCAAGCTATCGACTGTCGTTATCTCGACCGTCGTTCCGGCACCTCGTTTAGCTGAATTTGCTTTTGCAAGCTCAACAGTAAACAGGAGGTAACATGGCGATCACTTCACCCACCGCAATGCTTCCGCTCAACGCCGGAGAACGCCTGAGCGGGTTGAACCATATCGCAGAAATCCGCGGCCGCTTCTGGGGTGATAGCTGGCGCGAGGTAGCGCGCTTTATCGATGAGATGCGCGACAGGCGGGATGAACATTTTGAAGAGAACAGTCGGGCATTGGCGGCGATCTTCTTTCTTGCCAGAGTTCCGGCGGCGCGTCAGGCGCTTCATCCGGATGCGCTGACGCTTGAGGAGAAGCGGGCGCTGATTGCCGCCATGAACCATTTCCGCGCGGTGGTAAGCCTATTTCCGAAACGGCTAACCATGCCGCTGTAACCCCTTTTTTTATACCTATGACGTCAACCCGTCGGGCCTCCCTTTGCCCGAATTTCAGGAGAAATACCATGCGTAAAAATATTACCCCCCATCCAGGACGCAGCCATGAAGAGATCGCGCTGCTGCTGGCAGAAGCCCGCAACAATGAACGCCTGCGCTGCGCCAGCATTATCTCGGGGCGACTGGACGCGCTGGCAGCGCTTATCGCTACCCAGCGTCTTGAGTGGTGCGATGCCGCCGAGCTACTGCGCCAGGAAGCGAACCATATCGATAACCAGGCACAGGAGCTGCACTGATGGCCGATGAAATGGATCTCGTTCAACAGCGTGAACTGGACGATCGCGAGCGCTATATCCGCCAGGCGCGTAACCGCCTGTTGTTGCCCTCACGCCTCACCTGCGAATGCTGTGACGCGCCGATTCCCGAGGCCCGGCGAATGGCGTTGCCCGGTGTGACCTGCTGCGTCAGTTGCCAGCAACTCGCCGAACTGAAAGATAAACATTACCGGAGGCGCTAATTGGCCGCCTCATGGGCTTATCCGTGGAACGCGGCACGTTCAGCGATCGCCAGCCCGTATCTCACCCACGCAGAACTGCACCGCCGCAACCAGCATTTTGCGGCGGTGCAGCAGGCGCGACACGCGCTGGCGCTGCAACCGGAGTGCATACGCTTTCCGGTCACCCGCTGTATTGATGCGCTGGAACAGGCGCAAGGTACGGCGCGGGCCAACGCATTTCTCTGCCACTTCTTTCACCGCGCTATCCCACGGCTAAACGCGGTGGCGCAGCACTACCAACACAAACCGCTTAGCCCGCGTCTCTCCAGAGCCGTGTTCAATGGCCATTTTGATACCGCCATCCAGCAGGAT